GCCGTTTTTAACTGGGGTCCCGCCATTGAACTGGGCGGGGTCAACAGCCTCGGTCGTACACCGGATACGACCAAGGCTGTCAAAAGTCAACAGATTACTGTTGATCATGGTTTACGCCACTGCGGCGCTCGCAGTTGAAGAGAGACCAAAGACCGAATCAGCTGCCACAAGTGCTTGACCTGAGCGATTAACCCAGCCGGTCTCAACAACAGCACCACTGGCCACAGCGCCAACAGCAGTAACAGTCTTGAGACGGAATCCGGTGTAGGCCGGACCAGCACCAGCGTCACGTGAACCACCAGCAGTGGCAAGGCCACCATTACCACCAGCGCCAACACCAAAACCAGCGGTATAGGGCACAGGTGGTGCCAGGCCGTCGACATTCTTGGTGCATTTGCCACCTCCAATATACATGTATATGGAGTTAATCGCCGGTGTCGCTGGATCGGGAGTGCTAACCCCAACCGTGTAGTCATCGTCGAAGTTATTACCAGCACCATTGGCGATCTGAGCAGCATTCAGGACTGGCGGCGAACCAAATCCGATGCCTGTACTCAATGCACCGCACGAGCAGTTCAAGTTAGCAACGGCCCCAGTCGATGCGGGGAAATACGCGGTAGCAGCCGCAAAGTCCTTGTCATTGTCAAAGGGTGAACCCTTCGGCCCTGACAAGAGGTCAAAGAGGACCGTAGCGCCCTTACTCGGGTTAGCTTGGTTCTCAGCAGGCGTAGCACCAGGAAATCCAGCAGGCATATCGTTCTCCTTAAAAAGAGGTGGGGGCTGCAATGGTAGGGGCGTTTCGGGAGGAGGTGAAACGGCAGGTCCCCGGTTGGTCCACGCAGCCCCCAAGGCTTACTCGTTCATCACTCCTTGGAACTGGGCACCCGACATGGTCAGGTTACCAGCCCAGGCCAGGATCTGCACCGCAGCGTCCTGGTTCACCGAGTATCTCTGACCCGGCGACAGGGGGACCATGTTACGGTCACGGTGCGGACGGTAGTGGATGTACTTGGTATTGAGGAAATACGCAACGCTCGCGGGCATGTAACCACCGATACCGCCATCTAGGACCACATCGGCGTCCATGAATTTGATCGTCACAAATCCGAGCTTTGCTGTATCCGAGTCACTGAAGCGTTGGATATTCTGCAGGGACGCCATGTAGAAGCCCCAGTAGTTGTTATCCACCACAATCAGGTCAGGCCTATCGTTGCCACGAACCAACTTTGCCCAGAGCCGATTGAAGTAGCTCTGGATGTTGGCTGCTGTGGTAGCACCAGGACCGTCTGTCGAGGCATCAAAAACCTGATTGCGCCAAAAGGCCCAAGTCAGGCGATCGATACCACCAACAGTCCCTGTACCAGGCGCTTGTGACACCTGCTTCAGAAGGCCATCGATCTGCTTACCACCAGCGCTCAAACCGTCACTGTAGATCCCTTGGGCGATCATGTTGGCCATCGAGCTCTCACCCACATTGACGCGAGCTTCAAGCAAGTCGATGATCCGTTCTTTACCACTGTTTTGCAGCTGGTCAAGGCCGGAGATAGTGACAGGGCAAGCGGCTTGCTTGATGTCGTACTGGGCAGCACTGATCACGTCTTGCGCCGCAATCGGGAGCAAGTCATAACCAGAGTACCAGCCGGCATTACCGTTCGCCTGGAAGCTCAGCTCTTGCAGGATGACGTTGCCGCCACCGAAGGGCTTGATGTTGCCTTTTTGCTTAAGGCGCATCAGGAGCGCATTGTTCTTGGTCACATTGTCCGCGATCTGTCCCGTACGGGACTGGATCGTGGTAGCGATGATGTCGCTAATTGCAGCATTGGCAAAAGCCATACATTTCTCCTAAGTAGTTGGGGGTACCGGTACACGAGGCACTACCTCGTCACCAGTGGATCTCGTGCGTGGTTGTCCTGGATCATTCCGGGCGACACGAAGAGTGGGTACAGCTGGGTTAACGCGTTCGGGTGGTGTGAACCCGAGTAGGCGCTTAATGAGTCGCATCATTATCGACCCTCCACTTGGCTGAACGCTGCTTCAATAGTATCCCGAAGTGTCATGTCTGCCTGACTACCCCCACGTACGGGTGAGCCACCCGGTGCACCACTAACTGAGGCTGTGGCATTCAACGCCTTCTGGGCTCGGGCATTTTGGGCCTGAGCTTGCGACAAACGTTGACCAGCCTGTTGTTGCGCGACCGCTTGTGCGCCCCACTCAGGGTTCATCGCTACCGCACGCTGGTACGCTTGCTCCGGCGTGAGATATACTTGGCGCTTAGCATTCATCTCAATGACGTCTGCCATATCCGCTCGCACCTGTTCAAAATGCGGATACTTTGCTTGATCTTGGGCCATTGAATCTATCGTGGCAAGCGCATCCTGCTGGATTTGAGTATCTTGCTGCCGTGCAATCTGTTGTTGTTGCGCCAAGAAAGACTGGAGAGGACTAAGCTTCTCGGCCAGCATGGTCTCGAGTTGAGATTTGACTGGATCGACGGGGGCCTGTCCGGCCAATGCATTATCTAGTTCACGGATGTCAACCCCGTACTCCTTGATCAACTGCGCCATGAATTTGGCACGTTGAGTGGAAGGAGCTGTGACCAGGATATGATCCGCTTTCAGGAGTTCATGCACTGCCTGTAATGGCGTAAAACCTACAGATTGGATGCGAGCCTCAAATGGCCTGATGAGTTCACCAAACTGTTTGACCTGTTCCCTCATTACATTAGTTTCACCAAAGACCTTAGTAACTTCTCTCTCGCGTCGTGTAACTTCAGCTTTGACTTCAGGAGGCAAGGTTTCCCATGCCTTTTGAGCAGCAGGCTTCCAAGCCTTAGGAACTGGCTCAACTACAGGGGCCTGTATCCCTGGCGGAGCAACAGGCGTTTTAGTACCCTGCTGCGCTTGTGCTTCAACATTCTGTTCGGGACTTTTGGGATCTTCAGGTGCTGCCTCTGTTGGAGGAGGAGCAGGGTCAATTTCCTTGGCCTGAATGTCAATGACATTGGTTTCCTCCTGCTCTACAGCAGCTTCAATGGTATCCCGTAGGCTCACTTCAGTATCAGGCATCGCTGTATCCTCTAGAATTGATTACATCTACAATGGTCTGTCTTATCGCCTTGCTATCAGGAAGGGATGCTTGGATGCCCATAGGCAAGCCCTTAAGCTCAGCCGTCGGAACAACATTGTGGCGAGCACAGTGATCACGGACGCCCGCTCGCCCACGCACCACCGTGCGGTCGATCGGAGATATGAAGTCGGGGGAATCAGGCACGATAAACGGTCCCTGTACTCCACTTCCTCTTCCGGGCTCAGTACCCTTCTCATAGGCTACCCCATCAATGTAGACCCAGCTGCGTCTCATTTGTTCGGCCTCTGCGCTGCTTCTTTCTTACGCTGTGCGTTGTTAAATTTGGCTTCGTCTTCCATCTGAGACTGTCGCTGGCTATGTTCCTGGGCTGAACTCGCCAGTTTTAGTTGATGCTGTTGCGCCTGGGCCTGCATGTTCATCCGACTCTGCATAAGTGAGGTACGCTGTTCAAGCGCTGCCTCTGCTCGTGCCATATCGAACTCTTCACGTGCCTTTCGTTCCTCGAGCTCGAGTTCTCTAATCTTGAACTCCAGCTCCATTTGTTTCATCTGGATTTCCATTTGGTTCATGCGTTCCTGCATCTGCATTTCCATCTGGGCGCGCTGCTGCTCTATCTGGAGCTCCTGTTGCTTACCTTGGATGTCAATTTGGCCCTTTTGCTGAGCCAATTGCATCTGACCTTGCATCTTCTGTTGCTCTGCCTTGGCCTTAATCTCTTCTGGCGACGGCCCCTTCGGTTGCTCAGGTTGTTTGATGAGCTGGTCCAGGGTTTTATCAAGCATTCCCTCGATTTCTCTGGCTCCTTTGAACCCCGACACTGCCCACTTGAGCATACCGACCAGTAGGGGGGCCGACTGTGGCATGCCCTGGATCATGGTCCCTGCTTTCTCGAGATAACCAGACACTGAAGTAAGCAGATCAACCCGATCCTGCTTCTCCATTGCATAATCGGTCTGCGCCAGTTGATCCGCAGTGACTACGATTCGCCATTCGAATCCTTCTTCTGACTGCAAAAGCTCGACAGCTTCACTAGCAAGAGCAGCATCATCAGTTCGAAGAATGTTGGACTTACGGATGAGGATTTCGGGATCATAGTGCTTGACCATG